ATATCGGTGGAACAAACGTAACATCTACTGCAGCAGAATTAAATTTAGTAGATGGTATTACAGCAGGAACTGTTTCGGCTTCACTAGCTGTAATTGCAGATTCAAACAAAGATATATCAGGTTTTAGAAATGTAACTTTAACAGGTGAACTAGATGCAGCGACATTAGATTTATCCGGAGATGCAGATATTGCAGGAACTACAAATTTAGACAACACAGACATTGATGGTACACTTACTGTAGATGGCACAGCTATTGATTTTAATGCTACATCAACATTAGCTATAGACAATACTAATACATCAAACGGTATTACAATTGGTACATCTACATCAGGGGTTCCAATATCAATTGGACACTCAACATCTGAAGTTACAGTTAATGACAATTTAACAGTGACCGGAAACTTTACGGTTAGTGGTACAAGCACAACAATAGATTCAACAACCGTTGCAGTAGCAGACGCTATGTTTAAACTTGCTAAAGATCAAGGTACAAGTGCTGATGCATTAGACTTTGGTATTTATGGTCAGTATGGTGTTGGTGGTACAGCTAAATACGCTGGTATCTTTAGAGATGTAAGTGCAACCGGTGATCCATTTACTTTCTTTGATACATTAGAAGCAGAACCAGGCACAACTGTAAATACAAGTGGTACTGGTTATGATTTAGCAGACATCTCTGCAGGAGGTGCAACTTTTGCTGACAATGTTACAATTACAGGTGATGCTGATGTTGATGGTACACTAGAAGCAGATGCAATTACTGTAAACGGAACAGCTTTAAATACGGTTATCGCAGGAGTTACTGTTACAAATGCAACTACAGCAGCAGTAGCAACAACAGTAACTATTAGTGATAACGAAAGTACAAACGAAGATAATGCTATTGTTTTTACAGCGGGTGGTGATGTAGATGGTGGTAATATAGGATTAGAATCAGATGGTGATTTAATATATAATCCTAGCACAGGAAGACTAACAGCTACACAACTAGCAGGTACATTACAAACTGCAGCTCAAGCAAATATTACATCTTTAGGTACACTAACTACGTTGACAGTCGACAATGTTATTATAAACGGATCAACCATAGGACACACAGGAGACACCGATTTGATGACAGTTGCAAGTGGTGTATTGACTGTGGCTGGTGAGGTTGACGCCACTTCTCTTGATATTTCTGGAGATGCTGATATAGATGGTACATTAGAGGCTGATGCAATAACTGTTGATGGAACTG